CGCAGCACCATGCTCTTGTAACGCTCAGCTTCCTGTGCGTAATTAGCGTAGTTGCTATCGCCGCCCAGGTCGTTGAGGTACACCTGTGCAGTGGTGTAGTTAGCCACCCACATAGCTGCGTGCTCCGGTAGGTCCTCAAAGTCCAAGTCAAGGACTATCTTGAGCTTAACGGGGCTGTCGAAGTATTGGTTCTGCTCCATCAGGTCGTACAGATTCCCATCGCGTACTCCGTACTTGGAGTCGGAGCAGGCATCATACACAGCTAACTGGTTCCACGGCACTTTAATAAAGCCATCCGCAGTGGGTGTAACTTCACGCTCGACCACGTTAAACCAGAACCCTGTGCTGAGCAGCCCACGACGATTGCGCGCAAGCGCAGAGCGAGCTAACCCTGCACTGGGGTTACTGGTGTTGATGTCCATAACGCGAGATTCCCCTAAGGCTTCCAGCGTCAGGTTCACAGCGTCTAATTCTCTCATATTTGTTCCTCTATTAAAGACCCCTTGGACCTTTAAGACAGGGACAAAAAAAAAAAAGCCCCTGGCACCCGAAGGCACCAGGGGCGCGTATTACTCTTCCGTAGTATCAGCGGCTGCATCAGCCGCCTTGCGGGTTTTCTTGGTAGCCTTGCGGCCAGATTCAACCGAAGCCACCTGGATGTTCTTCGCTACATCGGTGGCGGCCTTAACCGCCTCCCGCTGAGCTGCATTGGCCTGGAGAGTCTCCAGACCGAACGTAGCTATTACAGCCATTTAACCTCCAATTAGGACTTGGTGGTGAAGGTGAACTTGGTCACTGCAGCGGTGTCCGGACGACGCAGACCGATGTTGTACATCGCGTAGCAGTCCAGCACGTTGCTGAACTCACGCTCATCGTCCCAGATACGGGAGGTGAACGGCTTAGCCTCAACAGTCACCAGGGTCTTGGACTTGCTGAAAGTCACCATACGGCACAGCGCATCGTCAGAGGTAACGGTGTACGCACTACCCAGCGGGTGCGTACCGGCTTCGGTCGGGAACTCGGTGCACTCTACTACAGGCACGCCGTTCATCTTCACTACACGGCGGTCTTTGTAACCGTCGTTGTTGGATGCGCCAAAGTCCAGGTTCAGGAGCTTCGGATGCTCCAGCAGACGCGAATAGGTATCGACATCCACCAGGGTGATCATGTCCGCCAGCGGGGTCTTGCGCTTGATGAGTTCATCAATACCAGCCTTGTGGGCCAGGTTGATGTTCATGGCGTTAGCCTCCATCTCAGCCTGAGTCAGCTGCGTGGTGGTGGTGGTGCCCGGAACCAGGATAGCTGCGCCTACCTCGATACCGTCGTTGAACGCCGGTTTCAGGTGCGCCGGTGCAACCCACGAACGACCCTTGATGAGCTGAATCAGGTGCGCCTGGTCGAAGGTCTCTGCGAACTCGGAGCCGTTGTTCTGGCCCATCTCGGTCAGGAAGTCCGGGCCGGTCCAGTCATCCTGGTAGTCAATCGGGTTACGGATGTACAGCACCGTATCCACCACGATAATCATCTTATCGTTACGGACCGGAGTGCTATCCAGCGCCTCACCGGAGCGACGACCTTTCACCGAGGAGGTGTTCAGGCGGTCAATGCGGTAAGTGTTGGAACCGCTGATAGAGCGCTGGCTGGAGAGGCCCAGGAACAGAGCCTGGTACTGGAAGCGGGTATCCACTTCGTTCTGGTACACTTCCAGGTGAATATCTACGTCAGACGCCGCGCCGCCCCAGTGAGCTCTTGTCAGATTGCCTTTATAGATAGTGTCGGCCATGCTTTAGTTTCCTTTATAAATAAAATTAAAGACCTACGCGCTTACCAGCTTCACGGCGTGCGAGCAAATCGTTATAACGTTGACTGAACTGTGGAGACGCCAAGCTACGGTTGCCCGCTTCCTGACGGAGTTTGGTATATTCTGAGCGGAATTCCGCAGCAGATAGTGCATTGTTGCTGGCTACGCCGCGTACCATTGGGTTCTGTGTCTTGATAAGACCCATATCCCGGCAGAAGCTTGCTACCAACTCAGCGGCCTGCTTGAGCTCACCCGAGTTAGCGAGTACACGAGCCGCGTTACGAAGAGGTTCAGGGGCCTTGGAATTAAACAGCTGCGCTGCTACCTCCCAGTTCTCCTTCCCGCCCACAATATCGTAAGCTTCCTGTACTGCCTTGGTGGCTTGGCCAACCTGGTCTTCCAGGTACGCCTTAGCCAACAGCTCTGCGTAAGCAGCGTGCTCGCCGAAACGTTCCTTAATGAAGGCCGTATCGATTAGGTTAGGGTCCTGATACTCCAGGGCCTTACCAAGTGCCCGCACCATATCAGAGTCAGTTAACCCAGATACTTGCTTCAACATAGCTACCCCGGCGTCAATCGTCGGATTGCCTGTCTGGGCCAGCTCCTGGGGCTGCTCCTTAGCGCTATCGCCACCCTTATCCAGGGCCGCTTTTAGGGCTTCGATATCCAGAGGAATCTTAGCAGGTTCAGGGGAATCTTTGCCCTGTTGCTGCTGGGTAGGTGCAGGTGCATCCTGCACGCCTTGATTGTTCGGGGCGTTAAGGGGAGCACCTAGGCCCGGAATCTTAGGGCCGCCTTGGTTCTCTACCTGTGTAGTTTCTACGTTCTGACCGTTTTCTACGTTATCCATCTATGCCTCTGTTGTTAACTTGGTAATAAGCCCAGCTGCTTACCTGCTACTGTTGGGTCTGCTGCTGTCAGGCCCTGGAGTTGGTCCTGTGCTGCACCTGCAGATACGTCGGCAGACGCATCCTGAACTTCTTGCTTCTGTTGCAGCTGCTCTTCGGTGTACATGAACGGCTCGCTGACGATACCATAGGCGTCGAAGTACCAGTCTACACACGCATCCTTGTTGAAGCGCGGGGTAATCTTCTCAAGCACCGGGATAGCTAGTTGCATGGACTGGGCCGCCTCTAACAGCTTATCCGCCGCCGCTGCCTTAGCTAGTGCAGAGGTGCCTACAGTAACGTCGATGCTCACCACGCCTTCGCTGAGGTACAGCTTAAAGCGAGGGTACACCAGCGCAGTGTACAGGTACGCCAGCTTACGCAGCCAGGTGTCGCTCAGGATACTGAACCCGCCACCCATAGCGGCTTCCGCCTCTTTGGCATTCTGGCGAATCTCGTAAGCCGTGACACGCTCACCCTGCCTAGAGTTACCGGTATACATAAACGCACGCGATAGTTTCTGTTCGAGCATCTGAATGTTACTGGCAATCCACTGAATCTTCTGGGCAGAGCCGCCCTCGTAAGCAGTGACAGGGGATTTGCTATTCCCGTTGGAACCGCCGCCACCAACCTGCACAGCCTCACCCGTCTCCGACGTTGAGAACTCGTCCACATCTAACCCTGAGCTTGCGTCAATCAGCGGAATTAACCGCGCAGACTCAACCTCGTAGTTAGTTAACGCTTCCGACAGTACCGATAACCGAGCAAAGTCTCCTGCGTAGTCCTCTACCAGACCGCGTCCATAGTGCTCGCCGCTAACAAGGTTCCACACCAGCACGTTGTAAGGAAGCTCCAGTTCAGGATAGGTGCTGCTGTCTCCGATACGGTGTCCGTCTGCTTCTTGGTACACCTCGTAGCTTACTACCTCTGCACCGTCCTCTGTCCGCTTAACTTTGCGACAAGCGGCAGTGTAGATATCAACGTCGCCGTATGGGTCTTTGTCACGGTAGAAGGTGTTCTGGAAACTCTCTGGCAGGTCCTGGACGCTTGCGCGCTCTCTGATAATGAGTCGCAGGACGTTCCCGCTACCATCCCTTCGAACGGTAAAGTTACGGACTGAGTAGACGATGGATTTACCTGTCCGCTCATCAATATACTCCAACGCGTTACCTGTAACCAGCAGCAGCTTCACAGCCTGCAACTTCGCAGCATAACCGTCTTTCTCAAATACTTTCTGTGACGCTGTGTTCTCGACCTCGGCCAGCTTAGATTCTGCCGTAGCAGCACTGCCCAGAGAACTAATGAACTCGTCCAGGTCCGAACTCTTGGAGAACCGGAAGAAGCTAGTGCCTTGCGGAAACAATGCACCTACAATCTTAGTGGCTGCAGTGTTGACCAGCTGCGCACCGGTGCTCTGGTAGTCCCGCTCCAGTGGTCTGCGTCTACCGTCCAGGGAATCGTCACGGGTAAAGATCGTGCTGAGCGTCCACTGCGCGAACTTCTCAGAGGCATCCAAGACGCCCGCGTCCTGGTCCTTCTTAAAGAGTTCTGCTAATGTTGCTTTTTGTTCCAAGCTACCCCCCTTACAGGCCCAGCGGATTGCTCTGCCCTGCTTGTCGCCGTTTCTTCTGCTCAGACGTAATTGCATCTGCAGATGCAGAGGCAGCCCCTGCGGGGTCAATCTCGGCAATATTATCTGCGGCGCTATTAGCCTCTAAGGCAGCCTGTTGTTTAGCTGCGCTGGCCTGTTGCTCTGCCAAGCGCTGCTGCGCCTCTAATCCTGCGTTGTCAGTAAGGCCGAGCATATCCGTGGCCTTGCCTAACAGTTTACCTAAACCACCACTCATTCTGACCTCACTAAATGATAAGTTGTCTTGTACGTGTTATCCGATGTAATCCGGCTAATGGCAATACGCCCAGCGCTCATGCACTTGGCTATTGCGTGCAGCCCCTGCATAATCACAGTCACTGCCGCACCGTTGTTCGGTTTCAATACGAAGAAGTCCGTATACAGCACAGGCTCTACATAATGACAGTCCTCTACAGCTTTTGGATAGTAGCTGACAGCGCCGACTAAGCCACCTTGGGAGTCATAGACTCCTAGTATATACTGTTTACCCAGTATACTTTCCATTACTCTACAGTAGTGCTGTTCTGGAGTCAGGCCCCGACTAATGCCGTGGCCCAGTTCGTGCAGTTGCTCCACTGCGTCTGCAACCTCATCAAACCTATGCAGAACCTTGAGAGTGTAATCGGAAGTTTTACTAGTGTGTTTTAACTTCATTCCTACTCCTGTAACATTAAATTTTTAGCAGAAGAAGAACGGGGATTCCAGCACTTGCCGGATGTCCAGAGTACCCACCTCAGGCATATCCAAGTCCGTCAAGTCAGCCCCAGCCGCAGCAGCGGCACGAGTGATATCCCCCAGCAGGTCATGCTCTTCATAGAGTCGCACAAATTGTTCGCGGATGTGTCGGTGCATAGCATCAACGTCTGCTGCGTGAGTAGCCAGCGAGTCGTGAATAGGCACGATGTCCAGCCCCTCCGCAGCGCAGAGCACCATCATCAAGTGCGTACTGTCCAGGCTATGCACAAAGTTCGGGGCAATCCCGGAGGCTGCCTTGCGCTTGTTGCAAGTTTTGAAGTCCCGGTTGTGTACCAGTACCGCTGACAGGTTCATGCAGTCAATACGTACGCGCACTTCTTCACGCTGCGTGTAGCGGTTCATTACTAGCCCACCCAGCGGCGTATACCACTGCAGGTGCTGGCTTGCCGGTACACGTCTAGCGAGGTTCTGCAAGTACCCCATAACTGCCGCAGCAGCGGGGTTTGCCTCCTCAATAGCGGTACGCATACGCGGCGCCAGATAGCACGACAGGTTCCATAGACTATTAGTCTCGATACCCTCGTATCCCTCAGCGCAGGCGCCTTCAAAGATGTAGTCGCTGCAGCTACGCACCGTGGCGCTGTAGAAGTAGGTCATACTGGGGCGCTTGGTCATGCTGCGGGTGATTTCGTTCTCTCTCCAGTACGTGCTCTGTATAACGAAATCCTCCTTGTCCAGGTCCAGTATCACCTTCTCGTCCGTACGGCGCTTCACGTCCATGTACAGGTCCGCTTTCTTGTCGTTACCTTCCCAGTACAGGTTCGTCAGACGGCCGCCTACAGGGTCTCTCAGGAGCGCTGAGAGGTGCTGTCCACCTGAGTTTGTAGCGTCCATAGCGACCGGGATTCGGCTAATGTACTCTTCCGGACATCCAGAACGTACAGCATTAACCAAGTCGATAGCGGCTGCCAAGAAGCACCAAGGGCTGTCTGCGGAGGCAAAAGCAGGGACATCAAAAGGAGAATCCGCGAGCTGCTCAATGATTGCAAAGTTCTCATCAGCCCAAGCTGCGCGGTCTTCGAATAAGGTTTTGTCATAACCAAAGCATGTAGCGACGTGCACTTTAAGCCAGAATAACCCTCTCTCTCCCAGAGGTTTACCTCTCCCGAATTCAAGAAGGGCTTTCTGCAAATCAGAACCTTGGGGGTGCAGTGAGGACTTGAAGTACAGGCGGTAGCGCCAGTCCACACAAGTCGGGAAGTACAGGGCTTTCTCATCTTTGAATTCCTCTGCCATTTCTAACGTAGTCAGAAGGCTACGTAGTTGCGACACGCGCTTACGGTCTGCGCTGTACCATAGGGACATGCGCGTCTTCCACTCTCCGAAGCGGTCCAGTTCTTCTTCGGTGTAGTTCTCTTTTGGTACACCATCCAAGTACCACTCCGGCTTCGGCTCCGGTATTGAGCGGGGCATACCTATCCCAATACCCAGGGCCCGCGCTTCTTGCACCAGTTCCAGTATGCGCTTATTAATACGGTATGGGGTTTCCTGCGCCTTATTAAGCGCCTTTTTGATGCCGTCAGCGGACTTGAATGCCTCTGCTACTTCGCGGAGACGCGCGCGGTCGATGTGTGAGTTATGATAGGTCCCGCGATTGTCGATAGGGGTAAGGTACCCGCCATCCCACATAGTGGTGTGCTGCACTGGTGGGACCAGCATAGGCGGTTTCATCGTTACAGTGTCGGCAGATTCCACCAGTTTCTGGAAGGCCTCCATAACGTCATCGGCCGGGTAGAGCATGCTCAGGTTCCCGCTACCTGTCTTCCACTGGAACAGGCCCGTCTCAAACACTGCAGCACACAGCAGACGCCCTACGGATATGTTCTGGGCATTGGTCCAAGGCTCGTGCCCATAGTGCACGTTCTCGGCACTGGCACGGAGCGTACGCAGGATGTGCGAAGGGGACTTCGTACGGCGCTCAGTGAGGTACTCGTACACACGGTCCATGTACGCAGGGGCTACGTTACGTAACTGCAGAGCCAGTAGCTCTGACTGCACGTTCCGGCCCAGCGCAGACATTACCGCCTGTGCAGTCTGGCGGCGACTAGCGGACTCGCCGGGGGCGACGCTGAACGCCTCAAACATTGTGCACAGGCTCAGAGTGGTCAGGACATCCAAGGGGACTAAGCGCAGGAACCGGCGGTACTTCCCACCAATGCCCGGGGCTTTGACATTTCGCATCTCGTCGATAGCGGCAGCAGCCACTTCATATGCCGAGGTGAGCATACGCTGCGTCATCGGCAGGTTCATAATCCCACCGTTCTGCAGTGCGTCCGTAATCAGCTTACGTGCCCGCTCGATTCCGCGAATCTTATAGGTCTCTTCAAGCTCCAGCTGGCGTTTCACCAGCGCTTCCTCTGGTACTACAACCGTATTCAGGGCGCTAATCATAGGCGCTTAGTCTCCTTGGTTATGTCTGGTACTTCTAACTACTGATTGCGACTCACCCAGAGATTGTACATCTCCAGGTAGTCTTTAGCGGCGGCCGCATCGCCCCGCTCTACTGCTTTCTGCCACATCCCGTGGCACCACTCACTTGGCGTCAATGCACTTACCTCGGTGTTGCTCGTACAATTCTGAGTACTTATCGGACTTAGCAATGTCCTGCTCCAGCTTATCCTTGTTCCCGGCGCGGAGTCTGTATTTTAATCTGTTTCCCAAACAATAACCGTAGAACTGCTCTTGCGTCATACTGCGTGCAATGACCTCGATTGCCTCCAGGTCCGGGAAGAACTGGTAGTGCTTTGGTGAGTTTACTGCGTCAGGTGCTTTAGGTGTAGGCAGCCCTTTTGGTGTGGCGCGCGCACTTACCAAATCAAACTGGTCTGCATCCCAACCATAAGGTACGTGGTCCAATTCAATAATCTCATTAAAACGGACAGCAGTCACCGTGCGTGGCGCACCTGCTGGGTGGTCCTTAAACCGCTTGCGCCAGTTTTCGTTACGATGCTCGGGCTTACGTACTACTTTGTCACCTACTTTGAACTTGATCATTTAATAGTCTCCCGTGCTTTGCGTCGTGCTCGGGCCTTGCGGGCCTTGAGCTTCTGTGCCTGCGCCAATTCTTCCGGCGTCTTGTGCGTATAGTATAACATATCCGTAGGTTCGCGGTCTAAGTAATCGGCGACCCTACGTAGAGATTCAGCAATAGCCCCAGAAGATTGCATGCTACCAACAATCCAGCGCCCAGCGGCAGATGCCACTTTGCCTTCCCCTCCATTGCACGAGCGATGAAGAGCACCCCGAATACGCCCAGTAATATGATCATGGTCAACGACAACAGAATCACCAGTTACCCCCTTGATTGTGAAGTCCAAAGGTTTGCCACAAAGGGGGCATATACCTCCCTGGTCTTTGGCAAGCTTAATAGCCACAGAGCGAATCTGCGCCCGAGTTATTTTACGCAGCGCCATGTAATCCCTCTTAACATACGATATACCACACTGTGGGCCATACCCAGGCGTCTAGCTATAGCGTTGCTACCCCATTCCCGGTCCCCAGGAATGTGCATTTGCCGCAGATAACGCACCGTACCTTCGTTCAAACGTGAGCGACCGCTGCCGGAACCCTTTGCTGCTTTGCTTTTGTGGGTTCCTACCTGCAAGTGCTCAGGGTTAATGCAGCGAGGATTTCCACAGGTGTGCTGTACTACCTCAGGCCACTCTCCTGTGTGCTCATAGTACGCTCTCCTGTGTGCGGTTGTAGATTGGCGTTTACCATCAATAAGAACCCACGCGGATAGGAACCCAGTCTTTGGCCGCCCCTTTCTCCCGTGGTCTATACACGGTGTACTCATTACCATAATTCAATCTCCCCAACTACATCCAGCATAGCATTGTCGTGAATGAGAGAATCCAAATGCTCAACCGTTCTTCGATGTGTTTTGGGTGCTCGTTCACGCAGCGCATCCAGAATAGTTTCAAGCTCATCATGTTTCCCCTCATAGTATAACTCAATCGCCCGCAGGCTCATTTCCTTCGCAGACATCTTCGCCATTGTCTGGGTGCTCCTGTATCCACTGTATGTGCTGTTTATGGTACTCGTGCAGCGAGTGCACCCAGTCACGCAGACTGGGAGTAGTCAACAGTGACATCAGATACAGGTACGCTGAATCTGATTGGGAGCGCCTCAGCCACAGGCATTCTGCCTCTGCGAGTACGTCTTGGTTGTTTCGAGCATAAGCCGCTACAACGAATTCTGCGGCGTCCTGCTCTGAGGTAATAGGGTAGATAGCATCGAAGGCCGTTCGCTTCCCACAGAGCTTCCCATCAAGCAATGTGATGCCTTTGACGTTATCCGCGTCATCTCCTGCTAGCATCTGCCACCAGAAGAACTTAGTGCCATGCGCCCGTACCGGCATAGCCTGGGTATCATCCCACTTAATCCAGCCGAAGGGGTTATCCAAGGCAGGCCACACGGTTCCGGTAGGGATATCGAACCGAGCCATAGGGCTGAGCCAGGAATCCTTGTCCTGGGACATAAGGATTCCACGGTCCCCGAAGCTGTACGAATCCATTATGAACAAGTCGTCAGCCTCGAAGTAATCACTGCTGACCACCTGGATGCCCTGCTCAGAATACTGGTCTGGATTCTCAATCAGGTGCCGCTTCAATGGTGCCTTGAGCGGTAGCTCCTGTCGATTAGCGCGCTGCCCCTGGTAAGGCTTAGCCGTAGGCAGGTGCCAGCGTAAGCACTTGGCACAACCAGCGGGTGTTAGATACGCCACTGCTTCGGAGCATCCGACCAGGAACATGTCCTCAAGCACCAGCTGATAGAAGCGGCGTATCGCGGTATCCAAACGTTTCACCGTAGCGGCGGATTTATAAACTGTGAAATCCGCATCGTACAGCAGAATCTTCCCAGAGTTCTGCGGAGCTAACTGCTCCCCGATCTGGGACAAGTCAACCCCGTTGATAATCATTAGACCCCCGTAATGTCACGGGCCTTCTTATCAGCCCACTCAGCCCAACGTTCTGCCCACTTTGCCTTGCTCAGCTTGTCTCCCAGGTATACCAGGCCCGCCAGTGGGAGCAAGGGAAGCATTAACGCTATAAAAATTGCGCGGGATACGTACAGCATACTCAAGCCTCCAACTCAGACAGCACCAGCACGGTGCCGAGCATGTCCCCGATTACTTCTGGGGTACGCAGGCTCTGGTCTACGTCGTAGATGCAGGAGCCAATCTCCGCCAGGCCGACACTTAGTGTGCCTACTACACGGATAAGCACGAGGTCATCACCCCGTAACTTATCGGCATGTGCCGCCAGGTCGTTGTGCTCTTTGAAGGCCGTAGCGGCCAGCTCCAGGTCCATGCCGTACAGGGCGGCCAACTTGTCTAGGGCTGCATAAACGCTGTCCAGGCAGTTGATACGTACACCATACACAGCGGCATCATGCACTGCGTTACTCACTACAATAGCCAGATTCTTGTATGCGCCTAATACTTTATCCATTACTTATACCCCCAGGAAGTTCGCTACTTCATCGCGCTTAGCGCGCAGTTTGTCAGCCTGCTCAGAATGCTTAGCTGCTTCATCTTTGCTGTGCTTGGAGGCTTCTACGCGCGCCTCGGATTGAGCGGCCAGACGCACCGCGTCATCTGCGAACTCAACTGCCAGCTGCTCGTTAAACTGCGCTTTGGCATCGGCGCGTTTAGCTTCCGCCGTGTAGGCTGCGCTCAGGAGTTTGATAAGGATGTTGATGATGTTCATAGGCTTCCTCTAAGGCCCCAGGCGGGGCCGTATTAGTTAGTAGTAGGGTTGATTAGGCTTGAGGTGCAGCGGGCGCTGCTGGCGCCACAGGAGCCGCAGGAGCCACTGGCGCAGCCGGAGCTACCGGAGCTGCAGGCGCAGAAACTGCCGCCGGTGCGGCCGGGGCCGCTGGGGCCTGCATAGCTACCGGACTCGGAACCGAGCCAGCGTTCAGCAGAATGTCCAGAGCGCTGCCCGGGAAGTCTACGGCCTTGTACATATCCTCCTGAATCCAGTTCTTGCTCTTGCCGTCGTCGAAGGTGCCCTCGATATGCAGGCTATCCCAGGTCTCTTTGGTTGGGTTGTTCCACAGGAACAGCTTAATCTCGGAGGCATCCAGGGCAGGCATCTTGATAGGCTCGCCGGTGTTCGGGTCGAACTTAGGAATCGGGCGGATACCAGACAGGTCCACGATGTTAGACTTCTTGCCCGCGGCGCTGGTGTGCTCATCAATCGGGAAGGTGAAGGCCTGGCCCAGACGCTGTGCTGCATGCTTAATGCTATTGTCGTAGTTGAGCTTGTCGAAGAACTTCTTGAAGCCTGCGCGCTCAAAGTTACTGATAGCCATCGGGAACGGGCGGATACGCTTCACTTCACCGTTAGGGCCGAACACTACAATGCCGATGCGTACGTTAGCCACCGCAGGCTTACCAGTAGGCTTACCACCCTTAGTCGGCAGGCGCTTACCAATTTCCACGTACTCGGTGAAGTAGCCGTAGTACTCACCCTTAGGCAGCAGTACGTCCTCGTACGCACCACCCTGTGCGGTCTCGGTCATATCAATGTCTTGCGTTTCAATCGCAGCAGCTACCAGGGAGTTCAGAGTGTCCAGTGCATTCATAGTCATATAATTACGTCCTCGTTTAGTTTAAATGATATTTACGTGCAGATGCAGGGCTTATCGGATGGAAGCGATAATACCCGCCAGGAGTAGCAGGACCAGACCTAGTGCCATAGGTCCCCAGAACGGGAGCAGCACCCACAGCCAGGACCAGGCGATAACGCCAGTGAGTTTCAGGGTTACAAAGATAAGGCCCAGTACAGAACAGATTCCCATTTTCATCATCACCTCTATTGGTTTTACTTTTATAAAGTTTAAGCGCGTCTTACGCAGATGGCTGGTATTGCCGAACACCGTGCCTCTCGGCCACACTACGGTACCACTCCGAGGCAGCCTCTAAGCTGTCGAAGCGCCTACTATACTGCTTTCCGTCTACCATAATAGCGGCCCTGTACTTGCCCCTGCTAGAGTCCCAAGAAACCCCGCGCGCACCTGTTTTGTTGGTGGCCCGGAGCCCTGTGTTGTGTGCATTAACCTTCTTTGACACAACCCTAAGATTGCATGCGCGGTTATCCAGGGTGTCCCTGTTAATGTGGTCCACCACATATCCATCAGGAACGTCCAGGCCCAACAACGTACATGCCGCAACATTAGCACGGGTTCCGCACGGCAAGACCAGGTACCCATCAGGTCTTACGTGCCCAGCTGTACTTCCCAACTTGGCGCGGTTACTAACAACTTTAACCCATATGAACTTCCCAGTATCAGGGTTGTACTCTAGAACACCACCGGCCGGTGTCGTCCAATAGCATGGGGATGATTTGTGGGCATCCATCTGTAATCACCATACATCCTAGAATCGGCTTGCTTCTTGATAACTTTCCGTAAGCAAATGCCAGACTCTTATTGTCGATTAAACAACCGCAGTGCGCACCAAAGTACAAAGCAGTGCTGCTCGCGGCATACTGTATATCTAACTTCCCATGGAAGTGTCCAATTACCATGGACTTACGTTCATGAGCTGCGTTGAGCAGAAGGTCCCCAGATACTTGATGTTGGAATCGCACGGTACCCATCGGAGTATTCAAATCCCAAGCATCACCCCAACTCCACCCAGGCGCTCCATGCTCTGGGAACAGGATGTCCCGATACTTCTTAATGAACTGTACAGGGAGTCCATGAGCTTTGGCTCTGCGGTAGATAAGGGAGCCGTGGTTAGAGTCGCACAGGAGCATGTTAGGAAACAGGTTGTGCAGCTGCTCCAGACCAAGCTTGGCCTTCTCTAATTCCACCCCGGCGCTGTCCAGGTTCACGTCGCTATCGTGAAATGATATGGCATGACCGTCTGTCTCATCACCTATCTGCACCACAATGTCTGGGCAGTATTCATCCCGAACAGTGCGTAAAAAGTCGTATGCGTCCGGGTGTGTGTATGGCTCGTGCAAGTCCCCGATAACAAGTACACGTCGACAGGTTTCAGGTACAAACGTATCCCCAATGTCATCCGTTGGGGAGGGTTGGATTAGTTTTCGGGCCTGCATAAGAGCGTTGTTAGCCTTCGCCTTGCTGCCCTTGTTATCCATGAAGATGCTGCGCCAATAACGTACAAGCTGGCGGGACACCGGATACTTGCCGTTCGTCATATCCGTGTAGGCAGCAGCAGCCTCCGAGTTGTCTTTGTAGTAACTTAGCACTTCCTCGTGCTGGTCTTTGCTGAATAGTTTAATCAAACTAACTTTAGCCAAGGTTGCCTCTCTTGTGTTGTTCCTACTCGTATCACATTAATTCTAGGGGAATCACAGAATCAAGCCAGAGTCAACAAATAATTTTATTTAATTATTTAGTTGACCCTAGTGTATTTCCATGCTACCCTAACCCCCTACACCACCCAAGGGTACACCTATCACTACTCCACGATAAGTTTGTACTCACCTGGGAAGAAGGTAATACCATCCCCAGGTTCTTCTGAACCATTCGTAGGGTCTATCAGCTCTACCTCCCAAGTTTCTTCGCAATAAGAGATAACCCGGTGCTGTGAACCAGGCACGAAGTAACTGCTCAATTCTGGACCTATAGGTTCTGGTCCCAGTTCTAATAACTCTACAATGCTGCCTGGTTTAATATTCATTCTACCTTCTCCTTACTGTACATGCTCGTACCCATTTCAGCTTCCGCCGGGAATGGCACCTCACCAATGATGCCGTAGTTAGGCCAGAGCTGGTGGATACGCTTAGGTGCGTCCTCCATGCACTGCTTAACCAGCAGGCTCGCCTCACGCCCAACCTCTGGGTTGGCACTGTCCAGATACAACGCATCGTGCACGTTCGTAATCAGGCACACCTGATTGTCGAACCAGTCACGGGCCAGGAGCGCACGCAGAACCATACCGGCAGCCACCGCCATCAGGAAGAACGCTTCCCCCTGACACCAGTAGTTAGCCATCTCGGTTTCCTTGTAGTCCATTACCTTCTGCTTACGCTGCCCAGGCACAACTTCCTTCCACTGCTCTTTCTGACGGAAGCTGTAGCGGGCACCAGCAGGGCTGGTCCACGTCCCAATGCGGTAGATTCTGTAGCTGCCGTCGTCAGCTTGCTCCCGGTACATGCGCCCGGCTGCCCCGGTGCGCTCTACTTCTTCCTTGATAACAGCACGGAATCCGATGGTGTCTGGAAACAGCTTCGCCTCGTTATCCAGGAACGACTGCGCATACTCCACTGTACAGCCTGTAGCAAACGCAATCCCTTTAGCCGTAGCCCCGTACTGTGCAGCAAAGCTCGGAGGCTTAATGTCCGTACGCTGCTGCTTCCAGTACTTATAGTCCGGCCCATCGGCGTTGTGGCAGAGGTTATACATCTCCTCGTAGGTTTTGTTCTCCTTGAACGCTAGGCGGTAGCAGTGCATATCTGTGCCGTTCTGCAGCAGACTCAGCAACTTCCTGTCCCCTGTGTGCACACAGGACATAACCACTTCCAGAGCGGAGTAGTCCACCTCAGTGATGCGCCCATTCTCCCCGAAGCGGGAGGTGAACATCTGCTTTACTTTACTGGTCCCATCTCGTGGGAGGTTCTGGAGGTTTGGGTTAGAACCCGACAGACGACCTGTGACCGTTGCGCAGGTGTTGAGGCGATGATGTATAATACCTGAGCCATCAGGGTGATTTGGGATGACGTACTGAACCATCCCCGATGTCTTCTTGATGCTGCCATCTTCGTTGTACTCCGTACGTAAATAGTAGGTCCCGGTGTCCTTCTCTAAGGCCCCCAGCTCGTTCACCAACTTGCAGAACTCGAAACCTTGACGAGCCAGTGCCTCCATTGCATCGGTGCTGGTGCTATACACCGGGGAATCATCCTGCAGGTTCCGCGCCTGCCGGAACTCTCCGCGCTCGGCGTACTTCTCCCGTAAAACTTCCGGCAGTTCCTGGATGTTCACTAGTCCCGGGCAGAAGTAAAGGTCATCCTCCCACTTAAGTTTCTCCTCCTCAGTATCAAGGCGGAATACTTTGGGCAGCCCCTTGTTCTTACCCGCACGATATGTCACTACACGCCACCATCCGCCTTCCGTTTGAAGTTCTTGCATGTGCGTGTCGTGTACAGGTATATAGGTGTGCGCACCCTCTGCGTCCTCGTACTTGTAGAAGTCTGCCTTGACGTACTGAGGGGGGTCGTAGGGCACCTTCTTGCGGTACTTGATAGGTCCGCCGTACACCAGTGCAGACATATGAAAGTCCGAGCCGAAGTTGAAATCCAGTGTCTCCGGCAAGTCCTTCGGGATGTACTGCTGCAGCTCCTGCTTAATCTCGCGGATGCGCTGCTCCTGCTCCTCCTGGTTCTTGCGCGCAATTGGCATGTTAACGAACAGGCCGAACCACTCGCAGTACGCCCAAGCCAGCAAGGCATCCATGCGCTCCCACACGTACTGCATCTGATTGCGCTGGGCGAACGTAGCGCACTGCCCGTAGAAGCACAGGGCCGTGTTCGGGATGTCCCCGTTAACCAGATAGTCATGCAATAGAACGGGGTCGATCTGGGAGGTTAGCACACCTTGCTCCCAGAGAATCTTAACGCCATCTACTTTGTGCGTACCACCATACTTAGGAGCCGTCTCGTCCAGTGACGGATACATGCTCTGAAAGTCAGAGGCGATGTACTCGCCGTGCATTGTGCAGAACACCCGGCCGCCGCGCTTGAGGAAGGCCTCAAACTGCTGCCGCTGGTACGTGAGGAACCAGCTAATTTCATACGCTGCGTTGTGAGCAACAATGAGCCAGCAGTCTTCTGGGATATTAAACCATCCGCAGCCATTCGGCGAACTGTTCGCTGATACAAATTCAGATCTACTGTTGAACCGCACCGACTGAGTAGGGCCGACAGTTGTAGTTCCGTCTGCCTGCGTTGTATCAATTCGCCACGCTGACTCCACAACGTAGTTATCCGGACAGTACGGGCTTGCTTTAGAGCCGTAATATTCATTGTTCTCTGTCTCCAGGTCAATGTGCATTATGCTGGTTGTCATTGTACTGGTTCCTCCCATACTTGGAATCGTCCGTTGCTATAAGGGTCGGCGCAAGAGTCTACAAAGTCTTGCCCGTACTGCACAGCATCTTCTTTATTCCGCCATAGGGTTATGCCTTCTCCAAACACATCCCACCCGTCAGTTTCCCAAGTCTCACATATCCACACTTTCATTTCCATTTAGCCCTCCGAGCCTTGTTGATAGCCAGGAGCACAATCAGCTGGCTGCTGTCCAGCGTGAAGCTTTTAAGTGGTGTACCTGCAGATGCAGCATACGCCACTATAACCTTGGCGTCGTCCGTTGTGATATCTTCTGGTTTAAGCATAATCTCCTCCTGTGTACCTACATAGCGCCCTCGTAGAAGGCGCTAGGGAAGTCACTGGTTAATCTGGCCTTCGTCAAATCTACAACGTCCAGGCTCGAATCCCACCTCGAATTGCAGAAGCGACTCTTTACCGGATAGTGCCATCTTGTTCTTAGGAGTACTGATACCTCGGACGTTTTGCATATGCGGCTGCTCGTTTCTGTCCAAGCACCCCATCATAATCGCCAAGTCCAAGGCGCCCTGTACACCAATCTTGCTCTGCTTCATAGCGGTGAGCGGTGGGAACAGCATGTTGTAACCTTCAAGTGAAAGCTGCATAGTCCCCACGATAGCGCAGTCATTCTCGCACCCAAGGATACGTAGCTCCTGCCACTTCGCCTCAAGGTTCTGGTGTTCGCTCTCCATAGTACCTCCCCGGATATTCGCCACCATGTCGATGATGATTACCGCGGGGCGCATCTCCTCCATGAGCGTGGATATCTGCGCCATGGTCAGGGAGTGCGCAGCCTTAACACGAATCCGGTCAGCCCTGCCTACTTTCTTGAGGTAGGCTGGCACGAACTCTTGCTTACTGTGCCGGTCCTTAATCTCCGCCAGAGTCCAATGCAGCGCCGCTTGATATACCCTCGGCACTGTACGCGTCGCCGGACCCTCATTAACCAGCCAGAGAATCGGGCGGTCCCCGTATACTTCCGGCTGCTGCTGCATCTGCTCAGCAAAGTCCACAGCAATAGCAGCAAGCAGGCTAGTTTTACCAGAGTCCACAGGGGCGGCCACTGCGATGCAGTCCCCGCCGCGTAGACCTCGGATGTTGCTAGCGAGTTGCTCGAACACGCCAAGTTTAAGACCGCCGCTCTCGTCAGTCGCGGCAAGTATTTCGTCAACACTACCGCTCTCCCATTCAAGCAGCGACTCATGCACTGCAGCACCGTCGCCGTACTTGCGCTGCAGGTGCTTCATCTCCAGTAGGTAATCAATCTCCTCGCCGTCTTGGTAGCGCTGCGTAAGCGCTGCCACCTCCCCGCTGTAGGCCAGCTCATTCAGGGTCTGGACAATCCCCACCACAGAGTCCTGTGGCACGGCTTGTACTCCCCGCATAAGCTCGTCCATGATTACTCGCTCTTCCCGGGATAAGTGCCCGGCCCGGAGGTTGAGCATACTCTGCATCGCGTCCCACTGCACCTCCTGGTGCTCCGGGTACGTGTTCCAGTACAGCCCCACCCAGTCCAGAAGGTTCGAAGTATCCGGAGCTAGCATGCTCTTAGGTATCTGCTCTCGCAGTCGGTTCCATACCTTCTGCGTGCACATTGCACGAACAACTATTAGATCCAATTAGAGCCTCCAAGTTTTAGCTTTCAATACATCGTGCACTGCTGACACACTTACACCAAGGCTAGCAGCTATGGCCGGTGTGCCGTGTTCCCTGCTGTACCGCCTGTAGGTCTTCCTGATATAGTCCACCTGCTGCGCTGTTAGCTTGGAGTACCCATTCTGCTCCCCTTTAGAAACTCCACGTCTAGCCCTACCCCGGGCAATACAGTCATGGACGTTATCCTTGACCGTACCTAATTCTAAATGCTCGGGATTAATACATCTCGGGTTGTCACACTTATGGCGCACAACTAGCCCCGCTATGCTCTCCGGAGATATATCGTTCGCCGAGCAATACACCTTTCTATGCAGGGGTATCTTCCGCCCTTTGAACGTGGTATTTCCGTAACCCTTTGGTCCGCCTTTCTGTTTGTGCTCTTTACACGCGCCTAATACCATCTAATAACTCCTGTATTGTTGCCTCTTTTGGGTCCCCGTCGTAGTAGATTTCGTGGCACGACATAAAGGGACGTAGCGCGCGGCGTATCATGGCCGCGCCGGAGTGTCCCGCTTGGTCATTATCCAGGGACAGTATCACTGTCGGTTTGTTCTGTATCAGCCACGCCCTTAACTGCACGGGCAAGCGAGTACCCAGCATAGCTATAGCCTGCACGTTCATTGCAGAGTAGTTCGTAATCGCGTGCTGATATTTGATCGCTGATAGATAGTCCTCGGTGAGCACGACCTTTAGAGGCGCGGCCGCAGCTACAGCCGGTGCTACGGCAGGTGCCGCGGCAGCGAACGGTATTGGCTGGCCGTACATTACCCACTTCGGTTGCTGTCGGGCATGCACTGCACGGCCCAGAGCAGCGCTTCCGACACGGAAGATTATCCGCTGTTTCTCTTTGCTCCATTCTGCATCCTCCACCATTTCAGGCATGATTCCCTTTGTAGTCAGGAATCCGTAAATAAAACTCTGCGTTTCCGCATGCGCTTGGCTAATGCAAATTGCATCTGCAGGTGCAGAGGGCTGCACCCTCGGCTCTTCCTGTAACTGTATGCGCTGGTACTGCTTGTGCTCCTTGCCTACCTGCTTGCAGCGGTGGCAATAGTATTCCCAGGCATCAGGGTTATTGTAGAGCACCCCGGCGGCGTCCCTGCCGCAGCACCGAAAGCGTGCCTTCTGCCCCACGGCCAGGCGCTTGCACGCTCTAAGCCAGGGCTGGTCCATTATTGCACCTCTTGTATTTCTACCCCTAGATATTTATCGCACAGACCGCACGGATGTCTTACGTCATCTACCAGTACATAGTACGCACAGGTTCCTTCCCCGTCGCCCACTATGCCATCAGCAGCAATATCTAAACGTACCGCTGGATAGACTTTGTTCAGCGTTAGATCCTGAGTGGCTGGGTTACATCCAGTAGCAGTTATCACTATATTGACAACCCTCATTGTGCTTTCTCCTTACGTTTGATATCCATAGCCATTCGACGCAGGTCGTGTGCCAACTGCAGGGCTGCATCCGGGTCTAGGCTGTAACCTAAAGTGCTAACCTTACGTAGGCTCAAAAGTAATGTAACCGAACTTCCGGTGTTGTAGACCTCTAGCTTAAGCCGACCGTCGTCTTTGAGATAGGACACGCTGCGCGGAACCGGTGGTAGCTCCTCGTCCGGTTCTTGGTACAGCTCGAAATTAAGAACGTACCAAGGGTGTGTGTTGCGGTTACTACACCACCAGTCTAGTTGTAACCAGTAACCCCCATCACTCACAGAAGTCACTACGTAGTATATTTTACCCCCAAGCCTGTCCTGAAAGAATGTATCTTTACCCATCTCCTCTTTACGCACAACCTTGTCACCAACTTTAAACTTATGCATAATCAACCCTCCACAATATTATCGTACCCACCCCAGTCTTCTACGACTCGGGTGCCTAGTTCAATCAGTTCTTCTTTGAAGCCGTAATCGGAGAACACCATGATGTACTCAGCCGCCTTAGCTGGATTCTCCTGCACCCAGCTAACCAGTTGTTGTTTAGATAGCTGGGACACTACGCGGAACGCAGCCAGCAATTGCGGGTCCTCGTCCGGCGGCATGTCCCACGGCTGCCGTAAACTGAGTGTAGACGCAGAGAGCCATTGGTCTGGCTCCAATACCTTCGGGTCCCGCTCAATCGGAAGGTGCGAGAACGTACCATCTTGCAGTACCCGCTCAAGCACCTGGCCCAGGATGTTCAGGTCCAGCACCTCATCCGGAGTGTGCTCGTGCATATACCCTACGCCGACGTTGGTACACTCAGGGATAACACCAACGAACTCAGCTGAGTCAGTATACACCCCCTTCTGCAAGTGCTGCTCCGTGCGCCCCAGGCGCTCTGCTAGGGTCTTGGCAAAGGTGTCGGAGCAGCAGCGCATATACCGTTGATGCGTGATGATACCGTCGCCGCGGCGGTCAAAGCTAATCATCGCCTTGACCCCAGTCCAAAACCCAGTGTCATCCTTGACCGATGCAGCGCTACCCTCGCAGCCTACCTCTTCATCCACGAAGAAGCAGTAGCGTCCATGCACACCCCGCCGCAGCATCTCCAGCATCAGGTAGATACCAGCTCCGCAGTCCGCGCCCAAGCAGTCAGCTTGCTGCGGATTCTTTACGAACAGTACGCCCTTGTTGGTGCAGCCTACGTCCGGGGCTGCACTACCAGGACGGGCCACCGTATCGAGGTGCGACGTAAACGCTACGTCGCTTTGCTCTGAGTCACCCACCAGCACGAAGTAGTTCCCGTGCTTGTCCTTTACGTAGTGCATACCACTGCCCAGCGCCTGCATAAGCAGCGGCTCGAACCACTTGGTACTTGCCCAGCTAGGCCGGTGCGTTTGCAGTATCTGCAATAGCAGCTGCATATCAATCCCGTGCGGATTCAAAAACATTAAGCTGCCTCCTCTACTTCTTCTGCATCATCGTTGCCCAGGTACTTCTCTCCCAGGCAATCAGCTGCATGCTCAGTGAGAATTAACCCGTGCACTGGGTGTTCTTCTGCGTGCTCAATAAGCACTTGCCGGTCCTGTGCATACACCAGTTCTTCTTGGTCGTGCACTACGCCTTCTACTGCGCAGTGCTCAATATCCTGGTCTTGTACGTAAGCGTTGTGGTAATCAGACCAGGTGCAGTCCCATAGGCTGTACAGACCCTCGCGCCCAACTACGTGCACAAAATCTCCGTCTTCGACGCAACTATCGCACACCATATCACCCCCTGCGGTTTCCTGCATGTCATCGACTGAGAAGCGCTCTTCGCAGCAGCAGCACCGGGCAGACTCTGTGCCGACGTAGATGTATCCTTCTGATTCTTGCGCCTCGTATTCGTAGTCTTCACGAATTACAAAGGCGTCACTACCTTCTTCATCCACCCCGCACTGGTCGCTATCGAGGTAGGGCATCAGCACCGCACCGGTATAGGTAGGGTGCGGTATCCGCGCCAGCATTACCCCTTCGAGACACCCAGTGTTTCTGGTGTACCCATGCCCTCGCAGGATTGCATCCGCAGCGTTGCCGTAAGCACGAACGTACTCGTTAGTTTCGGTGTTAATGATTGCCCGTGCCTGCACTTCGAAGTCGTCCCCGAACAGCTCCCCGGTGTACTGGATGAACAGGCGCAGCCCATTATCCGGCAACCCGTGACTGGTGGTAGCATATGTCCGCACAGGGCTATGCTCAAAGGAGTATACGCTCATGCAGCTACTCGGGCCGTTCTCATAGGCATCGTACCATTCCTGCTCGGTCTTGCACAGGTACGTTGTAGGCTCTACGTTCATAGCCTTGAGGTCTTCAATAGCATCGCGGAAGTCTACACCATTTCCGTAGTAGTTAGCGAGCCACTTACCTACACGCATCTCCACGCAGCGGTACTCAGTAACTGCGGCGAAATCTTTGTGCATCCGCGGCTGCCCCAGCATCACTATGGGCTCTCCGTTGCGGAAACCAAAGCCCAATGGCACAGCGAATCTAGACACTACGAAACCGTGCAACTTCATGAGCAACGCCGCGGCATTGCCATCGCGGATGTGTCTACCGTAATCGTAGCCAGTATACTTCCGGCGCTGCTCCTCTTCTGGTGCAAGCATAATACGTTCGAATAACTGCACAGCCTGCTTGTGCACCTTGTAACCGGTGAATTCTTCGACGCAAGCAACTACGCGCTCAACCACTACATCCTCGCCCTCGTAGAAGTCGCGGCGGCGTTCCCAGAACTTGCTGTCGATGGTGATTCGCGCCGGGGCAAAGAGTTCGTAGAAAGTTCCGGACCGGTACAGGTCCACCTTTTGCAACGGGCCGCGAGTCATCATTCCCTCACGGTACTCCGGATGCAGTATTCCGCCTATAGTTACTTCTAAGCCCGGGGTGGACGCACTTACAGTGCGGAGACCCATAAGCGCCTGCAGTGGACCCGCAGTGTGAGGATGGTCAGCGCCTTGCATTTGCAAGTCCTGAAACGGGGTCCAGTAATCGCCGCTGGAATACATTGATTCTTTCATCGGCAGTGCGTTTGC